CTAGGCCGCGCGACGCGCCTCTCCCGCGACCGCGGGAAGAGTCGGCAACTCGCCCTCCATATTGATCCGCATCACCAGCCCGAGCGTCGCGTCCGGCAGGTTGATGCCCTTCACCCGCTCGACGATCGCGTTGACCGGCAGGCCGCGGTCGATCTTCGACGCCATCCAGGACGCACGCTCGCGGCTAAGATAGCCGACGCACGTTCCGCTCACCGTGACGATCGCAACGGCGAGGCGGTCGTGCGGGTTGTCCGGCTGACGCACCAGTTCGATCACGTCGCCCGGCTGTAGCTCGCGCAGTTCTATCTGGCGGCTGCTGCCGTCGTCGTTGTCGTACCAGCATCCGACCGCCGCCAGGCTGAAGTCGTTCCATCCCATAGCCGCTCCGGAGTAGAACAAACGTGGAACATCGGCTATAGAACCAGCCGTCCCGAGTCGGTCAAGAGGAGTCGGATGGTGGATATGGAACGATACGAGACAGCCCCCGGCGCGTTCGGCGCGTGGCTGCTCACGAGGACGGAGGCGGGTGGTTTCGTCGGCACGCTCGCGAAGGCCGCGAAGGGTGACCGCCGGTTTCCCAAGCAAGGCGATGCCGAGGCCGTTCGGAAATACCTGCGCCAGATGCAGGCCGACGGCGATATGTTCGACGCGATCGACGACGCCGAGGCCGACTGGCGGGCGCTCAACTGATGCTGACGGCATGGGAGCAGGCGTTCGGCCTGATGGAGACGCTCGGCTGCTGCGGTGCCGGTGACGTGGTGGTCGACGGCATCCGCACGGCACCGCCGGGCCGCGGCGACGTGGTGGACGCCTGGGTTGCGATCGGCGAGCGCCTGAACGCGATCGTCGAGGCGAGCAGGACGCAGCACTGATGGCGACGGCACTCGTCCGCAGGCTCGACCTGTCAAAGCCGCCCGCGATCGACAAGCGGGAGCCGGACCCGCGCAAGGCGCTCGCGACCCGCGCCGCCGCGCGCGGACATAGCCTCGCCTCGCTGTCCGCGATGATCCGGCGCAGCCCTGGCTACCTCGGCCGGTTCGTGCGCGAAGGGGTGCCTGCGGCGCTGAGCGTCCGCGACCACCGCCTGCTTGCCGACGTCATGGGCGTCGACGAACGTGCGCTGGGCATCCGCGACCTGTGGGCCCGTCGTGACGCTCGCTGAGCAGGCCCGCCAGCGGGTGGAGTCCGCACGCGAGCAGGGGCGCGAGCCCGTGCGCTGGATCGCCGCCGCCGACGTGCTGGCGCAGGTGTCCGACCTCAGCGGACGGTTGGCGGGCGTGCCGATCGAGGCGGGAGAGACGCGCTGGGGGCTTGAGCTGGTGCTCGCGCCTGCATGACGCATCGCTGCCGCATCTGCACGGCCAACGACCGCGATGCGCTAATCGAGCACGTTGCCGAGCAGCTATGGGAAAGCCGGCGGCACGGCACGCTCGACGATTGGCCCTGGGCGGAGGCGGGCGGCTATTGGCAGGGGATCATGCGCGAGCTGGCGACGACGGCGGTCGAGGCGCTCAGTCCGGCAGGTCGATGACGTCGTGTACCGCCACGATGCGGTAGGCGATCGGCTTGCCGCCCCGCATCTCCACGTTCACGTCGACATCGAAGCCCTTCTTGTAGACGTTCTCGTCGGCCTCAGCGATCTCGTGACGGATACGCTCCTCCGCCAAGGTGGAAGCGTAGACGATCGGCAGCGCGCGCGGGTGGATCGCCTCGATCTCGACCAGTTCGCCTGACCGCTTCCCCGTTGTCGCGTGCGCGACGTTCGTTCTGGTGAAGACCATCAGCACGCGCTGCCGATCGGCATCCGACGTGGCTTCAAGTTCCTTGCGGTGGTCGGCAATCTGAAGCTCGGCCTCGCGCGCCTGCGGGGTCTCGAACTCGAACGCTGCGCGGACCTGGCGCTCGCCGTCTTCGAAGTAGGCCGCTTTCAACGACAGCGACGCATCCGGATCGCGCGCGATGGCGGCGACGGTCTTGTTGAAGTCCGTCAGGTCCGACTTGCCGGCATCCTCGTCGCGACCGCCCTTCGCGAAGTATTTCCGCAGCCGCCCCCCATAGTTGCCCACGAAGTCGGCAAGTTCGTTGGCTTTCTCCACAACGGTCATCACGCCGCCGAGAAGCGCGGTTCCGCCGACAAACCAGCCGATCAGCTCGGCCTCTATGCAGCCCGCCCGCACTTCCTTCACGTAGAAGCGAGCCTCGCCTTTCTGTTCCGGGTGATGTTGGGCGATGAACTTCTCGAACTGATTGCCCACCGCGACGAACAGCGACACGAAGTCGCCCAGCTCGATCGGCTGGGCGGTGTCGATTTTCATCAGGATGTGCGGCTCGCCCTCCATGCGTCCGGCATAAGGAGGAAAACGGCCGCCGAGCGCAAGGTGCATCTTGATCCCCTCCGGCGCTAGTCGACGCCGAGCGACGTCACGATCAGCTCGCCCGCGCGCTGACCCGAGCCGTGTGCCGAGCCGACGGTGTACGTCACCGCGACCTCCTCGATCGCGAACCGGCAGAACACTTCGCGCGCGCCCACCGTGTCGTTGATCGACAGCACGAACCGTCCGCTGATGGCGGCCAGTTGGTCGGCCAGACGCTGGAAGTCGTCGCGGCCGAACACGCCCGGGCCATAGTCCTCCTCGCAGCCCCAGTAGGGCGGGTCGATGTAGAACAGCGTCTCCGGACCATCGTATCGGCGGATCACGTCCGCATAGGGCAGCCGCTCGATCGTGACCGTTTCCAGCCGATCGCGCAGCCGCCGGAGATCGCCGCGCAGGCTGGCAAGGCGGAGCCGGCTGGGCGAACGCCGATCGACGCCGAACGTGCGGCCGGATACCTTGCCCCCGAACGCGAGGCGCTGGAGGTAGATGAAGCGCGCCGCGCGCTCGATGTCGGTTAGGGTGGACGGATCGACACGGCGCAGCCGCTCGAACTCATCACGACTGGCGGGCATCGCCAGCAGCTCGTCGACCAGGGGCTCGTAGTGCCGTCGGGCAACGCGGTAGAGGTTGGTCACGTCCGACGAGATGTCGTTGATGACCTCGGCACGGGGACGGCTGGTCCGGCGCAGGAACACGCCGCCCATGCCGACACAGACGTCAACGAAGGTGTGGTGGGGAATGGTGGCGATCAGGGCGCACAGGCGCCGGGACAGGTTGCGCTTGCCACCGAGGTAAGGCGCAACGGGCCGCACCGGGGTCACCGGCGACGTTAGGAGTTCCATAGGGGGTTCAGGCTCACAGCATCCGTCCCGCGAAAGCGGGCGGGTTGACCGGGTTGCCGCCGGTCACGGTGGGCAGCCGAAGTGCCCATCGGCTCTGCTGGTAGCCGCCAGCATCACCCGCGGCCTATGCGACACGCAAAAGATATACGCAGTATGTCGATTGTGCTTGCCTGCCCGTGCTTACGTCTGTATACGGAGTATATCAGACGGGGACGGAATGATGATCAGCAGCCGCGAAGTGATGAAGACCCTGAAGGCCAACGGTTGGGAGCATGTCGCGACTCGCGGCGATCACCACCAGTTCAAGAAGGATGGGGTCAAGGTCACCGTCCAGCACCCGGTCAAAGACCTCTCGCTCCGCAACATCATCTCCATCGAAAAAGCCACCGGGATCAGACTCCGGCCCTAAGGGGCCGGGGCAGCCGGAAGGCCCCCAGACGACACGATAACACTGCCCTGCATCAGCCCGAGAGGATCAACGATGCCCGCCACCTACTATCCCGCGATCATCGACCGCAGCGCCAGCGGCTTTGGTGCCACCTTCCCCGACTTCCCCGGCTGCATCGCCAACGGCGCGACCGTAAACGAGGCGATTGTCAACGCCGAGGCTGCACTCGCATTCCACGTCCAGGCTATGGCAAAGGACGGTGATGCCATCCCGGCACCGTCGGACTTTGCAGAGGTCGGTCAGCCTAAGGAGGAGAACGACGTGGTCGGCTTGATGGTGCGCGTTGACCTGCCGCCAAAGGTGCAGCGCGTCCTCGTCTCCCTTGACGAGAACCTGCTGCGCGCAATCGACGCGGTCGCTTCTAATCGGTCGGCGTTCATGGCGGAGGCCGCACGGGCAGCGCTCGAGAACAGGGTGCGCGGAATGGCCCAGGCGGCTGCCCAAGTTCGCCCTAAGCGCAAGGCGCCGCTTTGACCCCCGAGCAGGAACGATGGGCCGAGGCACTCGCGATCGAACGCCTGCACGGCGAGGGCGCGCCGCGGTGGATCGCGGAGCGGATCGGCACGCTGGCGCTGGCTGGGGATGATGCTGGCGTCGAGCGGTTCCGGGAGATCGCGGCCCGGCTCGATCAGCTTCGCGCCGGTCGGGAGCAATGAGGCGAGAGAAGGGGTCGCGAGCTGCGACTATCGTTAGCTACCTTCTGGTCGGGATGTACGCCGCCGCCGTAGTGATCGCGCTGGTGCTGGGGTGAGCGAGAGTGGTCGTGCTGCGGATTTCGCGCTTGCTGCCGCCCGCATCGCGACCCGCGAGCGTCGGAGGCAGGAGATGCTATTTCCCGAAGCGTCGTGTCGCGGTCCGGCGTGGGACATCCTGCTCGATCTGTTCACCAGTCGACTGGAGCGCAGCGCGGTCAATACTGGCTGTTCCGCCAGCACCCATCGCAGACCCTGTCCTCCTCACCGCTCAGCGGCTTGTCGCAGATGCGGCACGCCGCAGGATCGCGACGCGGCGTGGCAACCGCCAACCGCACGATGAGGAGGACGAGCAGCGCGAACGACGCTGCGGCCACATGCGCCAGTCCGAACCTCAAGCCGAGGCCCCGAGTTTGGGCAGGCATCGTCGTCGCATGATTGGGCAGTTCCACGCGCCGCGCTCAATCGTCAAGAGCGGCGCGTGGACGACCGTCACTCCTCCACCGGCGGCCAGGCCGTCTCCACGTCGATCTGCACCACGGTCAGCATGCGCAGCGCATCGCGGCGATCCTCGAACGCGTCGTCGTAGATCACGCGCTCGGGGAGGACGTACTTGCCAGCCTGCGGGCCCGCGTCGACGCGGCGCGGTTCCAGACGGTTCTCGTCCGCGGCGGTTTCCTCGCGGAAGCGCGCGGCCTGCTGTTCGGTCATCAGGAGAAAGGGGAGGATGTTCATCAGTTCGCTCCGATCGCGGTGAGAAAGGTGGAGAGGCGCGCGTGCAGGTTCGCGATGTCGGCTGCGCTAAGTCCGGCACCGGAGTAGAGGACCGCCACGCGGTCGTTCGAGTAGCTGGCGCCGTCGCGCAGGCCGCAGCCGTTGGCCGTCGGCATCGCGGTCGAGTTGACCGTTGCCGACACCAGCAGCGCGCCGCCCAGATACACCTCCTTGACGGTCAAGCTGGTGCGGGTTGCGGTGCGATGGCCGACGCGGGTGGTCGGGTTCGTCTCCGACGCGGTTGTGGTGGCGTCGTTGACCCTGAAGTTCGCGTTGCCGGTGTTGTTGCGCGCCTGGACATGGGCGGTCGAGGTGGTCGTGCATCCGATCGGCGGCTTGACCCCGTTGCCCGCGCCCTGAAGGTTGACCCATGCGCCGATCGTCGCCGAGTTGAGGCTGTACCCGTTGCCGCTCGCCCCGAACGCCTCGCCGAAGTCGAGATAGCTGGTGGAGCTATCGCCGGCATAGCCGCGGTCGACCGTGAAGGTGGGCGAGTTGATCGCGGACAGCACCTTCGCCGGGTTGCGCGCGTCCAGCCGCGCGGCCTGCGCGTCGTGCGCGGCGGTCAGTGCCAGGCGGTCGAGCTTCGCCCACACGCCGTCCGTCTTGAGCCCCGCCACCAGCGTGTTCAGCAGCCCCTTGCGCGTGGTGTCGGGCTGGACCGTCATGGCCGCGAAATAGGCGGTCGCATCGGGATCGTAGGCGGAGGCCACAGAGACGACGGGCGATGGCGCGGCGCTGGCGATCGTCACCGCGGCCGGACCGATGGTGACACCGCCGAGCGAGAGGACCGGCGCAGGCGCGATTGCCGCCACCGACGTGATCGATGCGCCGAGCGAGACGCCGCCGACGGAGAGGGTTGGTGCGGGCGCCGCCGTGCCGAGCGAGGCGAACACCGGCGCGATGGTGGCTGCTCCCTCCTGCAACAGGCTCGGCGCAGGCGAGGCGGCGGCGATCGTCACGACCGCAGACGAGATCGTTGCTCCGCCCGCTGTGACCACGGGCGCCGCCGCGATTGCGGTCAGGACGGTGGCCAGGGGCTGGATGCTCGCGACCGCAGGCGGTGCGCCGACGGTGATCGTCGGCGCGGGCGATGTTGAGGTCAGCGTGACGATTGCGGCGGCGATCACGGTGTACGACACCGGCCCGGCGGGCAGCAGCGTCACGCTCCACCCCGGCGCATTGACGACCGCGAACCCGGAGGCGCGCGCGACCTCGACCGTGATCACGCGTCGGGCCCCGGCCGGGTCACCGTCTTCACCACCGGCAAGGTGATCTGGATGCCGAGCCAGACGTCGGGCGAGACGTCCACCCGCACGAAGTCGAGCGCCACCGTGTCGTTGCCGAGCGCCGCGGTAATGGCGCTCGGCATGCGCAATTCGATCGTGTCGTCATCGATCCGCACCAGCGAGCCGCCCGCGGTCGAGAGCGTGCCCGCCAGTTCCGCCGCGCCCGCAAAGGCGCGGACCTCCGCGACGATCGCGCACCCCGCCGGAAAGGCGGGCGTCTCTCCCGCCGCCCGGATGCGCAGGGGGTACGCGAACCCGACCGCTACGGGCGGTGCGCTGTGCAAGGTCACCATAGCGATCAGTCCAGCCGGATGATGCCGTTGGCGTTCCACTCCATCGTCACGTTGCCGCCGTTGGTGGTCACCGGCAGCCCGGTCGCGGTGTCGATCAGCTCGATAAGGTTCGAGGTCGCAGCATCACCGGTATCCCGGTAGATCAGGATCGCCTCCGATTGCGTGCCCGTCCCCGTTCCCGCCGGAACCGAGGTGAAGAGCGAGTCGTCGGCGTCGAACACCGCCGCCGATCCGCTGTTGGTCACGGTCTTGCCGGACAGGGTAGCCGCGTTGCCGATCCGCGCCCCGGCCGGAACAGACGACAGGAACTCGTGCGCTGCGGCGTAGGTGTAGGCGCCGGTGTCGATCAGCTGCGCCTTGATCGTGTCGGTGAGCAGGTTGAGCCCGCCCTTCATCAGCGCGGCTTTCGCCTTGGGGTAGATGGCGTTCGCCATGATGCTTGCTCCTGTTGAAGGGGGTTAGCGGACGACGGGGCAGTTGCCGTCGAGCACCGCCAGAGCGGTCACCGCAGCCTGTCGCCCGAGCGTGAGCTGGTACGGCACGACCCGGCCCGATGCGGCGTAGAGGTCCGCCGCAGTGATCGCCGTCGTGTAGGTCGTGCGGCGCAGCTCTGCGTGCTTGCAGATGTCGACGCGCGGCGAACCGGCGCACGCGGACAGGCTCGCCGCGAGGGCGAGGATCAGGATCAGGCGCATGGTTAGTCTCCGGATTGAGCTCGCGTCAGGCGAGCAGGATCTTCATCGCCGCGAGGCGCTTGGCGCGGTCGGCAAGGCCGTTGACCCCGCCGTTGATCTTGCGGGTGACCGCCTCCAGGTCGTCGCGATCGGCGAGAGCGTTCAGCCCGCGGTCGGTCCAATAGGCACAGCTGACCATCAGGCCGATCGACGGAGCGGACGCGAGTTCAGGCCGCTGCTCTAGGTCGATGCCGAGGATGCGTCCGTAGCGCCGATAGTTCGCGCGACCCGTTACCTGGATGGGGCCCCGGCCCTTGTACCGCCTGCCGTCGCCCGGCTGCGTGTTGCCGAGGTCTGCGCGACCCTCATACGCCGAACCGCTTGCGTATTCCTCCATCGCGCGGAAGCCGTCGCTCTCGTGTCCGAGCTGCGCCATCGCGTGCGCAAGGCGGCGCTCGCTTTCAAGTATCCCGGCGCCGCGGAAGTGGACCGCTGCTGCGAGCCCCAGCTCGCTGGCGATCGTGGCGGGCGCGGCGCACCGGGCGAACAGCGCGCGCATGGTGGCGGGGCCGCAGTCACCATCCGGCGCCACGGCGAGACGCCGTTGCAGCTTAACAACATCGATCATGTCAGTCTCCGGCTGGTTGGTCGGGCTTGTCGTCCGTCAGCTTGATCCCGGACATCTGCTGACCGATGGTCCGAGCGAGAGCGACGATCAGCCGGAACGTGCCAAAGCCGGTCCACCCGGCCGCGACGCCCGCAGCGATCACCAGCCACACCGGCCATCGGTATTCGTTCGCCAGCGCCCCACCGAGCGCGCCGAGTGCTGGCAGCATCGTGATCTCGACGATGACCTGCCTGCGTCCCACCGCCTTGCCGCGCTCATACGCCTGCCCCAGCCGCCCGATCTGACCCGAGGCCACCGCAAAGACCATGAGGGCGAACATCGCCCAGCTCTCATGACCCTTCACGGCAGCGAGACAGTGAAATAGCCGATCCCTGCACCCATGATCGCGAACGCTCCGCTCACCAGGAGGCTGAGTGACCGGCGCTTGGTCACCGCAGCGTGGATCGACGCCATGCCGCAGGCGAGAAAGCCTGCGCTGAGCAAGTCCATGCCGCGGTCGAAAACGGCCCAGCCGGACGGGCTCACCGCCACCAGCTGCGCCACGTCGCCGACGCTGCCCATCGACAGCCCTGCGCCGATCAGCACCATGCCCGTGAACAGGAGAACCACGCTCCACTTGGTCGTGATGGCGGCGAGCAGTTCGGTATATTGCTTGTCGAGGCTGCGGATCAGGCGCCTGCGGCAGCTCTCCTTGTCCTGACCATCGCAGCGGATCAGGTGCCAGATGCACTTCGCAACCGGCCGCAACCCATGCAGCCCGACCGCGGCGAAGCGGATCGAGGACAGGAAGATGATCCAGACCGCGGTGACGCCGACGATGTGGGTGATGTCGCGCTCGCTCATGCGATCAACTTCCTCACCGCGCGCTCGAACTCCTCGATCGCCGCGACGCCGGGCCGGATCATCGCTTCCGGCATCGCGCGGCCGACATGCCAGAAGCCGAGCTGGCGCGGGCTGTGGCGGACGGTTGCGTTTGCCCCCGAGTTGTCGTCGCCCGACGACTGGAGCAGCGTGATGGCATCCGGCATCGCCACGTCGGTACGCGGGCCCGCCGCCATGAACCGGCCCTTGGAGTAGATGCGCTGCTCTCCCGCCGTGCGCGCAAGCCCGAGAATGTGGCGCGGCGAAAGGCTCTCGTCGCCCGCCCCCGTCTCCAGCCGGTCGGTCGTACCGGCAACGCCCATCTGGACGGCCGCCGCCTGTGTGTCACGGCCACGGACGTAGAGCCGGTCGTTCTTTGCGCCGATCTCGCCCGCGTTGGTCCGATGGCGGGTGAGGACGTATGCGCCCGCGTGCATGTCATTGATCGCCATGCCGCGCGACGCCGCGGACGGATCGTAGCCCGTCGCCAGCCAGCCCGCGTTCGCCCTGACCGAGACGAACTGGTCGCTCGTGTCGTAATTGTCGCCAGTCGACTGGAAACCCCGGTACGGAGTGAAGGTCAGATTGGCGCTATTCTGCTCCACCAGCGCCAGGTCACCCGCGGTTGCCCCAAACAGGTTGAGCCGCGCGCCCTGGCGGGTCGGCGCCCAGGTCGCCCCCGCCGCGTCGAGGTAGCCGCGTTCGAGCGGATCGAGCGGTATCCAGCCGCATTCGGTCCATTTGAAGAACAGCCGGTCGAGCGCGTTGATCCACGCGGCAGGCGGCGTGACCGTGTGCCGTCCGACGATGATGCTCGTCCGCTCCAGCAGCCGCACCGAAATCGTGCCGGTCAGCGGATCGACGGTGTTGGCGACGGTCCCGGCCGCGTCCTGCCACAGCGCCTCCGCGGTATCGCCGGTCGAATACACGGGGACGTGGCGAGCCTTGTGCATCTCGCTCGCCGACGCGCGCTTGAAGTAGCGGTTGGAGTCGGAGGCGAGGCTGTCGAGCGCAAGCTGCGACACGGGCGGGCGCGAGAAGAACTCCCATTTGCCTTCCTGCCACACCCCGCCCGTGTACCGATCGCCGTCGATCTCGGACGCCTGCACGTAGCGCAGGTTGCCGAAGTCGTAACCGAACAGCTCGTCGTCCGCGATACGTCCGGTCAGCTTCCAGCCCACGTCCGCTGAGGCATCGCAGAGCAGGTCGCAGCCGTCGGTCAGGAAGCTGGCGGGTATCTCGTGATGGACGCCCTGTGCGCCCGCCCAATAGTCGAGCTTGCCCTCCACCAATTTGGAGACGAGGTGGAGCCCGTCGCACGCGCGCACCTGGATGGCCCGGAACGCGTTCGGGTCGGGGAACTCGCTGTTGCCCATCGCGACATTCATCAGGTGCCAGAGAAGCCCCCGCGGGTAGAGCTTGCGCACCTCGTCGCCGATTACGACGCCGATGTCCGCCACCTTCTCGCGGATGTCGAGCACCATCGACGCGGCGTTGACCACGTCGTTGACCCGCGCGGCGAAGTTCCACTCCGGAGCCATGACGACGCCGGACCCTGGATTGTACCGCCCGTTACCGCCGCCGGTGAAGAAGCATTGGCCGTAGATGTTGGTGACCCGGTCCCACCAGGCGTTGCAGCCGTGCAGGTTCTCGGTCGTCAGGCCATAGCCGTCGGTATCGACCCGCGCCGACTTGCCGCAGAACAGCCCGACACGCTGATCACCCGAACGAAGCCAGAGGTCGCCGACCCCTGCGCCCCAGATCATGTGCTTGCCGTGACGTGACCAGATCGCGGGCGTCGGGATCATGAACAGGTTCTGGGTGCCGTCGGCATTCAGCTCCTGATACGCCCGGCGGAACCCGCCCCGATCGCGGCGGCTCTCGTGCTCGCCCCTGATTATCCCCGACGAGTCTCCGCCCGGCGGGGTCCTGACGATCATCTCGTTGTCGGACCCGTCCAGCGTGATGCGGTTGCTATCGGGGCTCTCGGTCGAGGTCCGCATCTGGAACCAGGCGGCCCCGTCGAATACGAGGTAGCGGTTGTTCTCGAAATTGGTCCGCCCGTCGATCGCGATGCTGGTGTTGACGCTCACGCCGGTCGAGGTCTTGATGCGAAAGAACGCGCCTTTGAGCGGCTGCGTACGCGGGTAACCGATCGCGGTCGCATTGTAGCCGCCCGACACGATCCCCTGCTGGTTGAGCGCCGGGTTCCACTCGCCCTGCCACCCCCGACGATCATCGTCACCGATCAGGATGTACTGCATCAGCTCGGTGCGGGCCTCGGTCAGCGCGGTCCCGGTCAGCCCCGCTGGTGCATAGTCGGCGAGGATGACGAACGGCTGTGCGTAATCGAGCAGGATGTCGTTGTACGCGCCGCTGACCTGCGCGGACTGCTTCTCCGAATTGCCGAGCCAGCGCGTGCCGACGTACCAGCGGTTGCTGTCATAGCGGATGCGGCTGGTCGATCCGGTGTCGTTGTAATGCTCGAACCCGATCGCGCGCGTGGTAAGGTTCGACAGCGTGGAGGTCTGGTTGCCCTCGCCGTAAATGTCCACGTCGCTGCGCAGCGTGAAGCGTGACTGCGGCGGGGTGTAGCCGCTCATGCTGCCGCTCCGCCCGTGGCGGCCGCAGACGCGCGGCACCGGCACGCCGCCCTTCAGGAAGCCGTTCTTGGCGAAGAACTTGAACCGCCCGCCCGCGGTCCAGCTCATCGTACCCAGGTCGATGTCGCCAGCTTCGGTCCACAAAATGCCGTCGCCGTCGACCGCAGGCCCGACGATACCGTTGTCGTTCTGGAGCGTGTTCTGGTTGACCACGTAGTCGCGCACGATCGCGAACAGCGCCTCCTGACCCAGCGAGGCTGCGGTATCGCCGGTGACGAGCCCGAGCTGCGCCATGTGGATCGGGCCGTCCGGCACGAACTCCCAGATGCGGACCGAGCCCTCCCGGATGATGCGCTTCAGGCCGACATCATAGCGGATTGAGCCCAACGCGAACTGGCGCTGGCCCGCCTGCGGGTGACCGGCGGGATGGACCGGCGGATTGCCGATCACGCGCCACAGCGCACCGCCCCGTGCCATCCGCCCCGGCTCGTCCCGATGCGCGGGACTGGCGTACGCGGATTGCAGCTCCGTCCCGACCGGCACATCCTGGTGAATGATCGAGTCCGCCGCAGACGAGCCGACGGTGTAGCGGATCAGGCCCGAACCGCCCGAACTTCCGCCGGGGTTCGCCAGCGCGGCCCAGCCTTCGTTCTGGCGGCCGTAGACCTGACCGTCGGCCGGAGCTTCGGGGATGCCGCCCGCTCCGCCCTCCGCAGGATCGAACGCCTGCCATGCGCTGTTGCGCCGCGCGTAGAACTCGCCGTCCGCGGGCGCTTCGGGAAGCCCGCTGGGGATTTCGCCTCCACCGGGTCCCACGCCCAGCTCGGCAAGCACTCTGGCGGGCGACGGATTGAACCGGACTGCACCAGTGGAGTCGGTGAACGGGTACATGCCGTCGCCAGCTGGACCGCCGTCAGACGGTCCGTACCACCAGTTACTCACCTCCTGCTGGGTTAGGTCGCGACGGCCTACGAGCCCCGAGACGGAGCCCAGAAGCTGGCTGAGGCGAGGGTCTTCGATCGACATGGCGCTACTCCACCGAGTTCACGGAAAGCCGCTGGCTCACCTCGGCGGGTCTCGCGGGCGATACGTTCGAATGAATGGTCGCGAGCGTTCGAGCCACGAGTTCGGCGCGGTACATGATCCCAGACGTGCCGCCTGAGTTGTCGGTAAACGTGACGCTGCCAGAAATTGCGTCGCGTACGTGCCCAGGCTCAGTCTGGCCGAAGCCGTCCTCCCCCGTCACCTCGCCGATAAAGGTCTGTTCCGAAATCTGGTCCCACCCGGTCCCACCATTGCGGAACAGTCGCACCGTGGCGGTTGGCGTCCCGCTGACATCGAAAGCGTTGGTGATGACGACGTTGCGAGTGAAGGAATAGCCGACAACGACGTTGCGGACCCCGCCGTTGGAGTCGAACGGCCCGATGCTAATGGAGGCGTCTGCTGCCTCGACGCTTGTCTGCGCTCCGTTCTTCAGCACGCCCGCCGACAGAGTGCCGCCGAAGTAAGCGTCGCCATCCACCGCCTCGTAGCTGATCGCGTTCGCACGCGAGCAATGCGCGAGCGGCATGGTCGGCCCGAACCATGAGAGCAGATCGCTTGCGACGCCGAAACCGACACCTTGAACGCGCATGAAGCTGCCGTTGTTGAATACGACCCGACCAGTTCCCAGGCGCAAGTCGGCATTGATGAGGTTGAGGCTGCCGGGGCCCTCTTCGGAACCTACGAGCTGCTGGCCGACGACGTTGCCGTTGATGTCGACCGCAATGGTTCGGGTCGCCTCGACCTTCCCAAACCGGTCGCTGACCACCTCGTCATATTCGGTGATCTTGGCCTGCACGTCTGCCTCGGACAGTCCGACCTCATCCAGGCGCGCAGCGAGCGTCTTTTCCTCGTCGACCAAAACCCGATCCAAGCGGATCACGCGAGCCGTGCCGTCCGGTGCCGTCGCGAAGATGCCGGAGAAGTCCGATGCGAGCGCCGACGTCGCGGTTGTCTGTTCATCACGAAATTGCAGGAACACCACTGCGGCGGGCTGACCTTCGATAAAGGCGCTGGCTTGAATGACCCGGAGCAGATCGTCTTGCCGCAACACCTCCTCCAGGATTGATGTGGTATTGATGTCGATCGCGGCGATTACCTCGGGCGTCGCTCTTCCTCCGACCGCCGCGGTATCCTTGGCGACGTTCTCACTGGTGACATCCGCGTTGTTTGCGGGCTTGGTGCCGTTCTTGTCGGTAACGTCTTCCCAGTCGACCGTTGTCGTGAGCGGCTCGACCTGCGCCGCACTGCTCAGCCCCTCGATCGAAAGCGTGAGCTTGCTGACAGCGCCGCCCGCCTCGATCGACCAATCCTTGACGAAGCCGTAAATAGTCAGGCTATCCAGCCCGGTCGGTCCGACCCAGAGCGCAGGCCGCGCTCGGACCATCGCCAAGCGTCCGGCAACTTGGTCGAGGGCATCCGTTCGGATCAGGGCGCGCGCACTCATGCGCTTAGCCCAAGCCCGCTGCACTACTGCGACCTCGCCAAAGTCGTCGACCTCCTTGCGGCTGAAGTCCGTGATGGCAGCCGTTGGATTTGCCTCGGTGATCCCAAGGAGGACTAAGCGACCGATCAGCAGCGTACCGACGGACACCAGACCTGCACCCGTGACCGTCACCGTCACCGGCAAACTCGTCTCCGGCATATCGAGGAAGGTCAGTGCGCCAGCGCCGACGGTCTGAGTTCGATCGTAGCCGGGCGCCTGAACCCGAACCGTCGAGGCGTTCACATCGAGCAGCGCCACCGCGTTTACCGCTCCTGCGGCAAGCGTAACCGTAATTGCCCCGGCTCCGGTGGTCGCGGTTCCCAGGGCCTGATCAAACATCGCCCAGCGTTTAGTCGGGCCGACGTCGAGCCACTTGCCGGACGAACCCGCCGGATCGTTGCCGCTGTTCGCACCTGCGGCGCTCTCGTAGATGCGGTGCGTGGATGACAGGATCACACGCGCGCCGAGTGGGTACGCCGTGCCCGCAGCCCAGGCGGGGAAATCATCCTCCTGGACAGTCGAGGCCGTGAGCCGCGCATCCGTCACAGGGACGGGCTGCACAAGGCGCAGCGTGGATGCGGACCCAGCCGGTGCCGGATCGCCGCCCAGATCGGTGATTGGCTCGGCGTCGAGGAGCCCTTCGACAGTCAGGGTGCAGTAGCTGACCGGCGGTACGGCCAGGTCAAGCGCGAAGTCCTTGTAGAAGCCGCGGACGGAGAGGCTGGCGAACCGCTCGTCGGCAATCCACAGGGCAGGGGTGGCGCGCAGCGCGGCAAGGCGCTGCTGGAGAGCATCAACCTGGTCGAAGGGTACGGCGATCCGGACTGACATCCGCCGGGCGAACCCGCGCTCGACCACCGTTGTCACCCCGAAATCGTCGGTGACCCGGCGGCTGTAATCGGTAATGCCGATCGTCGGGGAGGTTTCCGTCTTACCGAGTGCGATCACCTCGCCGTCGTCGAGCTCGACCCTCATGCCGCAACGCTCGTCACGCTGATCGCGTCGCCGCCGCTGGCGCTGGTCACATCCTCCAGCTTGCGAGCCGTGCGCCCAGTGTTGCCCGCCACCGTCGCGAGGCCCGTATTGATATCCGCGCGCATGGCAGCAAGTTCGGTCCGCAAGGCGCGTACCTCCTCAGCGCGGTCCTCGTTCGCCGTCGCAGGAGCAGCGGTCGCCTGAGCTGCTGTCGCTGCCGCAGACAGGGTCGACCCAGTGCTGCTCGTCCCGGCACCGGTCAGCGCGCCGATGACACCGTAGGTCGCCTCAAGGCTCGCCGCCGTCTGCGCCTGGACGCGGGCAAGCTCCTGTCGGCTCGTGGCGGTGTCGGCTGCCACCTTCAGCAGCGCCTGCGACAAGCCGGGCAGGCTCTTGGCCGCATCCTGGTTACCGCCGCGTGCGGCACTGGTCGCCGCGTTGAACTGCCCCAACAGCGAAGCGAAGCTGCCCTCGCCAGCGCCTCCGGTCAGCCCGCGGATGCGCTTGACCTCGTCCATGATCGTATCGCCGACGGACTTCCACGCGTCCTGCAGCTGCTTCGCCGCGGCTGCGGCTGCCTGCGCGTCCTGCACCGCGTAGATTTGCTCCTGAAGGCCGCGGTTCGACACATCGAGCTTGGCGAGGTCGAGCGCGCGGATCGTCGCGGTGTCGCCGCGTAGCTCCAGCAGCTTGCGTTCCAGGTCCTGCCGCTCGCTCAGGATGTCCGCTGCGCTCTTGGCGCCGTCCATGACCGATGCAAGCTCCGCGAATGCGGGCGCGAGCTGCAACAGGGTGGCGTACGTCGACTGCCCCGAGGCCGTGGTCAGGTTCTGCGCCTCTACGAGCGAGCGGAACCCGGCCAGCGTGTTCGGCATCGCCAGCCCCAGGCTGTCGAACACCGTGGCGAACTGCGCCGCCCGCGCCGCAGCCTGTTCCTGCTTGGAGTAGAAGGTCTCGAAATAGGACTGCGCCGCGCCGGTCAGATCGCCAAGGCTGTCGAACTGGTCCGCCAGAGCCATCTTGGCGTCGATCGCAAGCCCTCGCGCGCCGGAGCCGAGCATGTCGAGCGAGGCCGTCACCGACTCGACGGTCGATGCGACCCGCACCAGCGTCTCGAACGCGCCTTCGCCGACCCTCTGGAACCGCTCCACGCCGGGGAACGCCGCCGACGCCATGTTGTCGGCAGCCGCCCCGAACACCGCGGTCAACTTCTCCTCGATCTCAGCTCCGGTCAGGCCCTGAAGGTCGATCTTGCCGATGTTGACGACGAAGCCCCGCAGTCGTGCCTCGATCTCCGACGTGGCGGTGCCGAGCGGCCCGGCCGCCGCGCCGATGGAGTCGTAGAAGCCACGCAGGATCAGCGTGAACTGCTGCTCCAGCCCATCGTCTGCCCCGGTGAAGGTAGTCGAGCGCTTGGTGCCAGTGGTGATCCCGAACAGCTTCTTCTTCTTCTCGACGTCCGAATAGTAGGACGCGTCGAAGCCATCGCCGAGGATGCTGTCGAGCGACTGCGCCTTGCCGAACAGCCCGCTTCCGACGACGGTGGTCTTGGACCCGAACAGGCCGCCCAGGATGCCGCCGATCAGCGGTATCTTGCTCAGCACCGATCCGACCGCGTTCATCTTGAACCCCTCGGTCACACCCGCCGACGCGTTGATGTCGCCAGACCGCACGACCAGCGAGGCAAGCCCGCCGATCTGGCTGTCGATCGAGCGCAGTGACGCGGCCATGTCGCGCGACGAGGTGAGCATAAGCGTGTCGACCTCCCGCAGCGCGTCGATCGACCGCTTGATGCTTTCCGACTGCGCGGAGCGGTCGCCGAGGACCGTGCCCGTCCCGGTATTGGTGACCGGCGCCGCCGCCCCGCCGCCGCCGCCGAAAACAGCGATGCCAGCCGCGACGAGCGCTGCGGCAGTCGCCGCCATTGCCGCGATGTTGGCGGGGAAGGGTAGCTGGCTCTGCTTGGCGATGCCCGCGGTGCCCTCCGCGGTCGCCTTGATCGCCGCGTTACTGACGATGCCCGTGGTCTCCAGCGCGTTCTGCACCATCGCCTGCACGGACATGGCGAACTGGACCGCGCGGTAGGCCTTCTCGGCTGCGGCGAGCGCGCGGTACGTCCCCGTACCTTCCTTTGCCATACTCTTGGCGGCGCCGATGATGTCGCCGAACGCGCCAACCTGCAAAGCCGCTGTGCGGCGCGCGGCATTCTGCGCGGTGATGTCGCCCGCCGTCATCGCGTCAGCGATACGTTGGCGCTCCTCACCATAGCGGCCAAGGGTTCGCAGCACTTCGCCGATCGCTCCGCCGGCCCGGCCGAAGGAGCGCGACATGGCGTCACCCGCTTCCTCGGCCAGGTCAGCAGTAAGCCGCAGCCCTTCATGGAGCGCCTTGTGCTTCTCGGCTGCCGCCTCGTCTGCCGCGTCCCACTTCGCCTTGAGCGGATCGGCCTGCACGACGCCTGCGAGCAAGTCTCCCTCACCGAACAGTTCGCTGTACGTGCGCTTGCTTGCGTCCAAGGCGCGGCGAGGGGCATCGACGATTGCGGCCACGTCTAGTCCGGCTCCGGGATTGCGGGCGAGCGCAGCGAGCTTGTCGAGTTCCTTCTGATACTCTTTCATCTCCTGCGCCGCCTCGCGTCGGGCAGCCGCTGCTGCCTTGTTGGCCGCTGTGGCGGCCTTACCGGCAGCAGCCTCGCTCTCCTTGATGCGCTCCAGAGCAGCATCGCGAGCGCGGGTCGTGCTCAGCATCTCAGCGCGGTACTTCGCGTCTGACATGCTCCCGCGATCGTGAAGCCGAGTCAGCCGATCTACCTCGTCGGAGTAGCGTTGCGCGGCTGCCGTCGCCCTGTCGGTCGCAGCGGCGACGTCGCGCGAGATGATCCGCCCGCGCCCGCCTCGTATGGCAGTGTTCGCCTTCTCGATCAGAGCAGCATTGCGCGCCAGTGCGTCGTTGGTCTCCTTGATCTCCCAAGCGAGCGTCGCAGAGCCGCGACCGATCAAGCCGCCGCCGGGAACAGTGCCGCCCGGAGTGGCTTCGGTGGCCCGCGCCGCTCCCAGCTTCGCCTGTTGTTCGCGCAGCAGCGCGTCAAGCGCTCCACGCGTCCTGATTTCGAGTTGCCGTTTTGCTTCGGACGCGTTGAGGTCGTCGATGATGCCCTGTCGAGTAGTGCGGTTCAGTGCGGCCTGTCCGCCGTTCAGTCGCTCAACGGCGTCGGTGAGCGCTTTAGCGGCTTTCTCGTGCTCCGTGAGTGCGCCCGCCGCCTTTCCGGACGCGTCCGCGTTGTCCGACAACGCCTTCCACAGCGCGCCAAGCCCGAGCAGGACGGCAGTGATCGCCAGCCCCCAGGGACCGATCATGAAAGTCGCAACGGCTCCCATCTTCCCGCCGAGGTTCGCCATCTGACCGGCAGCCTGACCGCCCTGGATCGCCAGCACCGACAACGGGTTCGCGCCCATGCTGAGCTGCGTAAACGTATCCTGCGCTTGGAACGACAAGCCCTGCATGGCTTGCCGATGGGCACCTGCCGCAGAAGCGGCAATCTGCTGCCGATCGGCCAGCCGATCCATCGCCTGTCCCGAACCTGCCACAGACTGAGCGTGGCTGTAGAGCGCATCGCGCGCCCGCTGGACCTCTTGAGCATACTCCCGTTGGCTAAGCCGGTTTGCGGCAAGGAGGCGCTCGGCGCGCTCCAACTCACTATCGAACCGCTGTTGCGCCGCGTACATCGGATCAAGAGCAGCGCGGACGGTGACCGCCTCACGCGATAGCTGAGCCTCCGCCGCTGCCGCTTCGCGCATCGCGATTGCACCGGCACGGGCGCGTGTCTCGAACAACTCGTAGGCGTGCGCGGCTTCCCGGCGGGCCTGAGCTTCGGCTTCCGCAGCTGCACGGGCCTGCGTTTGCTGCTGCGTCAGCAGCGCTAGTTCGGAGCGCAGCTCCCCGGCAAGGGCGCTATTCCGGACACGCTCGGCGGCGAGCGCGGCTTCCTCGATGCGTGTCGCCTGGATTTCGGTGCGGCTCTTGCCAAACTCCGCGTTCTGCTTCTGCAACGATCGAACGAGGCCTTCGCCCACCCGCTCGACCTGAGCCGCATCCCGCGCGATTGCCCGCGTTGAACGGGTCGACGCGGCTTCCAATTCGCGGAACTGCTGCGCCGCCTGGGGCAGGCCAAGACCACCGCTAACAGCGGCTTCCAAGCGCTGGAACTCGCGCACCGCCTCGGCAGACGTTTTGCCAATCAGGTCGTCGAGCGTCCGCAGCCCGCCGAACGAGTCGCCAAAGTCAATCTGGAATGAAACGCCCAAGCCGGAGGAGTCGTCCATTAGCGATCCTCCTCACAACGAAAACCCCGCCGAAGCGAGGTCAGGTTAAATTTCGGCTAGACTAGGTGAAGCGGCCAGGATTGCGGACCGAAGAGACTACAAGTCTAAGGCGTTCCCTGCTGCGTCAAAATCAACATAATTGAACGTGTCAGGCTGGCCTTTAAATGCCGGAAATTGACACAGCTGTGTGTCGCGGACCGGAGTTCCGTAAGCGTTTGCCGCATCGTATTGTACACTGACCCAGTACTCGTCGCCATTCTTCATGGCGCTGCCTGACCAAGAAGTCCGCTTATAGGTGCTGGGAGACCGCAACTTGCCTTGGATGTAGCGCTCGCAATCCTCCAAAGCCGGGTTCTCGAACGCTGAACAGCTCACCAGCGCCATCAACCCTAACGCTAGAAAGATCGCGCGCACCTAAGCAACCTCTCGGAAGATAGTCAGTGGCGTCACCGCGTATGCCGCCGCCGGCCGACCAAGTGCAAACCGGACAATCGGCGCAAGCGTTTGCGATATCTGCCCGACCATGCTGTTCAGCATGCCGATATTGTCGGCATCGAACTCGCCATCAAGATCAGGCACCTCGTATTCCGGCAGTGCCGTGAGTATGCCGACGATTGTCCAAGTTCCCGACATCCTCGCCCCATGCGCGAGAGTGATGTCGCTCGCAGAGGTGGCGAGGTACTCCTCACGCAATGCACCCCACACCAGCGATGGACTGACCTCATCGTCAGTTATGAGCGAGGCATGAATTGCGTGGGGCATAAGCTGCATCATATCCAAGGTAAGCTCGGAGTTCTCCTTTTGCTCCTTATGCGCTGCCTTTTCCGCGGCGGTCATCTGCGAAACCAACTTCTGAGAAGCGCTTCCCCCAAGAGCCTTTCTCTGAATGCTTTGGAGCTTCCAAGCATCTTTCATCATCGATAGGTCGAGTACGCTCAGATACCCTTTCACAAGAACAAACTGACCTATCCGCGCCCCCAACAGAGTGCGATTAATCATGTTGTTCTCGGAAAGGTAATCCAGGAAAGCTCGCGCGTTCGCCCAATATGGATCGAACACACGTGCGTAGCCCTCAGCAGACGAAACGGTGGTTTCTTTGGTGCCCTCTAGCCCTCCCGAAAGAAGCCCGAGGTCGGCCTTGCCGTCCTTCTTACTCGCTTCCTTCTTGCCTCTTTCGGCGTCCTTGGTGCGGGTTAGCTGCTGAAGGTGTCCGTCGCCCTCGAACTGAGACAGGAATGACCCGATGCGACGGCTGTCGTGATAGAGGAAATCAAGGACGGAACGGGCGCTTGAAGGATCGTCCTCCTGCTCGAATGTCGTCGAGGTGTCTGTCGGCATCGCGCTCCGTGTCCTCCGCTTGGCGGGAGACGCGGCGCTCCGTTTCGAGAAGCTCGTCCACCTGCTTGTCGAGCAGGCGAGCGACCGCCTTCGTCGTTAAGCCCAGTATCTTTCGGCTTCTTTCCACGGCTTCGCGAGCACCTCGTCCGCTGCTCTCATGAGCATCATAGTGCAGGTAGGACAATCCCACCACCTGAAAACTAAGGCGTCATCCCAGCACGGCCTCAAGCCGCGCCTGCTCGGTTTCGATCGCCCGTTGGGACGGGGCGGTGTGCCACGGTGCCGGGCAGTTCTCGCTTTCGGCCCGCCGTCCCTCCGCCAGGTACTCCGTGGAAAGCCGACGGATCAGCCGAGCTTCCCACGGCTGCAGCGTGACGCAGGTGGCGCGCTGCCACTCGTTGATCTCGCCCCAGCTAAGGGGAGCGGAGCCCATCCCAGCGGCCTGGGTCAGGCCGATCTCGATCAGCCGTGCCGTGATGGCCGGTGCTGGGTTGGGCGGCATCGGGGGGTCGGTCCTCTGCCGCTTGAAGTCGTCCAATCGACTGACCGGGGCGGATGCTGTCCCGTTCGCCGCGGCAGCCGCTGCCGCCTTGCCGCGCGCGCTACTGGGGTCCGGCTTGGGCGTGGCGTTCAACCACGCCAGTTGCCGGACATAGACCGTCAGCTCGTCGCCGAGCCGGGCGAGAACTTTCCCCAGTCGCCGACGAACTTCACCGCCTGTTCCTTGATCCAGCCGAGCTTGGGATCGGAGTAGACGGCCAGGTAGAGCGCCTGGCCGGCGAGAGGCGTTCCGTCGGGCGCATCATGCTCGATGTGGCGAAAGCCCGCGGTCAGAACGACCAGGTCCGCAGCACCCTCGACGCGACGCTCCTCGATCGGCACGTGCGACAGCTTGTTGTCGTTCTCTGCCATGCGCTTCACGGTGCGGGCCGTGGACCGCTCCTCGATCTGCGCGTACTCGGGCGAGCCGGGGCCGAACAGGTCGATACCGACCTTCTTGCAGTCGTCGTAGAGGGGGGTCCCATCGGGACCTTTGAGATGGAGAAAGGCCGTCGGAACGACGGCGAGGGATGCAATCTTCATGTGGGTATCCTCGCGGTGGATGGTGCACCGACTCGCGCCGCCGCCCGCGACAAGCGGGAGCGAGCCGGTGCATGGGGTAGGTCGACGTCGCGGGCGTCGAAGGCGGTGGGGATTACGCGGCGGGCGCCTTGTAGATGTCCGTGCTGATTTCGATCGACGGCGCTGCCATCACCATCGAGTTCGCGGCGCCGACGGTCTCCGGATAGCCGAACACGCGAGCGCCGAAGTAACGCTTCGCGCCGTTCGGGAGCGTCACCATGAACGAGTAGAGCTTGCTGCTCTTGTCGTCCGCGGCGGTGCGCAGCAGCGTCTGACCCGCGTCCTCGTCGTCATGCGCCAGCGAAGGCTGGATAGCTCCGGAGTTGGAGGGACCCTTGTACTTCTCCAGCACGCCGTCGAGCGGCTGGAAGTTAACGACCTCGGTCGTCGCGCCGAATGTGCCGAGTTGTTCGGCCTTGCCGATGTTTGTGTAAGTCAGAGCGGTCCGTCCGGCTAGGTTCTCAGTAGCGGGCGCAGCGGCCGAGATGCCGATCTTGCTGCCCGCGGCGGTCATTGCGGTCATGGTGCTGTTCTCCGATCAGCGTAGGCCGGTGAAGCCCGGCGGGGTCAGTCCTGTCGCGGGCAGGAAAGAGGGTTAGGAGGCGGAAGCGTCCGCCTTGGACGTCTCGGGCTTCTTGTCGGACGCGAGGCCCGCAGCCTCGTAATTGCCGATCTCGCCCGGATCAGCCTCGATCGGCTTGCCACCCTCAAAGCTCCGGCCGGTGCCGGTATCCTTGAAGTTGCGCGTGGCATAAAAGGTCTTTGCTGCATCGGTCTTGCCAGTCATGGTTCTTCTCCTCGTCATACTGGTGCGTTGAACGACACGCTGAAATCCTGCGTCTGCTCGAAGCTGTCTCCGGGACCGATCACGCTGGGTCCAAGCCCGGCCTTGAGGACCGAGACTTCCGAGCACCCCGCGAAGTCACCGACACGGTCAGCGCAGGCGGCGCGAACGCGCTTGATCGTGTCTTTGCGCTCGCGAACGCTGGCGGCGCGGACGGTGACGGCGATGCGCTCAGTCGAGTGGACGAAAGCGCCGGGGGTGAGGAACTGACGATCCGTCCCGCTGACGGTGCGGAGGAGGAGCGCGGTCAGCTGCACGCCGTCCGGCAGGCGATCCTCCTTGATGCGGTCCTCACCGGCGATCTCGGCGAAATAGGTGTCGGCGAGCAGCAGCTCGGAGATGATGGCTGTGCCGCTCATGCGCCGACACCCTCGGCGCGGCCGGTGATGACGCCCCGGCGAAGGTGGGCATCGATGTATGCCTGCGCCGCCGCGATAGCCTCGGCCTTCTTGATGTCGCGCGCAGGGCGAAGGAACGGGTGCGGCTGGGCACCGGGATGGTGAACCGTCTTGCCCACGGGCTTGCCGTTGATGATCAGCGTCGATCGCAGGCTCGCTTCGCCACCGGTGAGCCGACGGTTGATCCGCCGGGCCGTCGAGCCGCCGCGAACGGCATCATCCACGGTGATGAAGTGCGGGGAGGTGCCATACTCGAGCCAGATCGCCAGCGAGCGCGCCCAGCCCCGCTTGACCGTGATCAGCACGTAAATGTGATCGTCGTTGGCGGTCACCTCGACCACGACCTTCTCGCGCACCTCGGCGGACTGGACGCGCAGCTTGGCTTCGTTCGCTACGACGTCACCGCCCGCACGTCCGGCACCGCGAAGCACCTTGGTGATGTCGGTCGGCAGCTGCCGGAAGTAGCGCTGCTGCTCGGCACGGCCGCGCGCGACAACGGGCATCAGGCCGCGTTGCCCGCCGACGAGAAATCCTCAACCATGAACTCCAAGGCTTCCCGGTAGCCCAGTTCGGCAGGACCGGAGACGATCTGCATGATGCGGTCGCCCATCACGAAGCGCATGCTTCCTGTGATGTCGGGCCGATAGCGAATGCGGACCCGCGCGGGCCGAGCGGCGACGTTGATCCCGCTCACGAGACGCTCGCCGCGGCTGGGCAGGGCATCCTGCACCTCGGCCCACACCTCGCCGACCATCTGCCAGCTACCCGAGCCCGCGCTATCGAAGCCGCTGTCGGCGATTGGACGCTCGATGCGGATGCGGCGGTTCAACCGGCTCGCGAGGTCTTTCCCGACCTTCACAGCGCACGCGCCCGGTAATCTCTGCACAGGGTGCGAGCGGCCTTCTCGGCGGCCTGGAACAACTCCCCGCCTGCACGGTCCGCCTCATAGGCGCTGATCAGCGTGAGCATCGCCCGGCGCAGGTTGCCCGGCACCGCGTCGCCCGGCTCGTATCCGGCGCGGATGGTGACCGTGAACAGCTGGCGCGTGTCGCGGAAGGGATAGAACGCTCCGACCGGAGGCAGAATGCGCGCAGGGCGACGGCTGACGTCCAGTCGAGCCCCGACGATCGTGACAGGCGCGCCGGTCGTGTCGGTGTAGCCGACACCGGGCACCGCGGTCGCGGCGATCGGCCAAGCGCGGAGGCTGACGCTGCCGAACCCGTGAAACTGCTCGGTCACATCGCGCGCAACGAGAATATGGCCGGTGTACCGCTCCACCCAAGCCGCGGCGTCGTCGATGAAGCCTTGCACCTCGGCGTCGCGCGACGCGTCGCCAGCCTCCATGCGGAGCTGACGCTTTGCCGAAGACAGCGTAACGGGGATCGCCATAGGTCACCTCGCTCGCTGGAGGGTGTACGGGACCGGCGCAGGGGGCACACCGATCCCGTACGGGGTTCAGGCCTCGGCCTGGTCCTTCATGTTCTTCTCGACCGCATCCTCGTTGCCGAGCCGCGGATCGTTGAAGTCGATCTGGTTGGCGATCACCGGCTGACCCTTGCGCGGGTTGTTGTCGACGGCCGGATGGTCGACGTCGATCCGGTCGACGATCTCGGGCTCGATGAATGCGCCGCTTGCCGCGACCTGCGTGGCGGGGGTGAGGGTGTCCTCGGTCAGTCCTCGCGTGTCGGAGACGCCGGGGATGTGCGAGGGCGCGATGTCGGTCGTGTCGACGGTCTTCTTGGTGCCGGTCATGGCGGTTCTCCAGGAGAGAGGGGCGGCCGAGCCGAAGCCCGGCCGCCGGGTCAGGTTCAGGCGGCGATGCGCAGCGCGCGCATGGCCGTCGGGTTCTTCACGCCACCGCCGACGCGCTTGGTCGTGTAGAACAGCACGAAGGGCTTGGCCGTGTACGGGTCGCGCAGGACGCGAACGCCAATCCGGTCGATGACCTGGTAGGTCTCGGCCATGTCGCCGTAGAGTGCAGCGATGTTGCCTGCGCCGACGTTCGGCATGCCGGGCATGTCGACCACCGCCTCGCCCGCCAGCGTGGGCGGGACGCCGAGCGCCAGGCTGGGCTGCCACAGATAGGCGCCGTCCGCGGTCTTCAGCTTCCGGAAGGCCGCCTGCGACCCGCGGTTCATGAAGAACTTGGCACCCGGCACGTGCTCGGCCGGCAGATCGGCCTGAAGGTCGAACAGCGCGTCCGCCTTCACGTCCGCCGCCGCGCCAGAGTTGAGCACGGGGATCGCACCATACGGGTGCTTGGCGGCGTTCGCCGCGCCGGTGACATAGGTGAGCACGCCATGCGGCTTGTTCGTTCCGTCACCGGACAGGAAGGCGATCCCCTCCTGACGGTCGAACTCGACCGAGACCTCGTCGGCGAGCCAAGCCTCGACGTCGATCTCGGCATCGTCGATCAGGCCCTGCGACGCAGCCGGGTTGGCGTAGAGCTCGCCCAGGCCGAAATCGAGGATCGACAGGCCGGGCGTGGTCGTCTGCGGGCGCGCCGCCGTCTCGCCGACCCAGCCGCTGCCGACGATGCCGTCGGAGAACACCTTCTTGAACCCTGCGCCGCTGATCGAAATCACCGAGCTGTTCTGGCGCATCGGCGAGATGACCTTCTGCTTCTTGCCGATGGTCCGATCCCACTCGACGGGCGCGAGATAGCCACCCTCGCCGTCGGTCTTGGTCGCAGCCGCGCGCACCTCGTTCAGCTTCGCGGACGGCTCGCCGCCCTTGAAGTACGACCGAAACTGCGCCGTGTACTCAGGGTCGCGCGGCTTGGCGCTGTCGTGCCCGTCGCCGACTGCGTTGGCGAGGTTGACGCTTTCGATAGCCGCCTGGAGCCTGTCGAGATCGGCCTCGACCTTCGCCAGCTTGTCGGTGGTGACGACGTCGGTCTTGCCCGCCTTGATCTCGTCGAGCTGGGCGGTGTGGGTGGCCTTGAACGCCTCGAACGCGGTGCCGAGGTCCTCAATGGAGGCGATCTTCTTGGGCTGGGCTTCGGCGCGCACGGCAACGAGGCCCCGGCCCGTCGCGGCCATGCCGCGCAGGGTAGCGATGGTCTTCATGTCTGTTCCTTCAGACGGTGAGGGCGGTCAGGAGCGCCGACAGGTCGGGCCCCGGTTCGTCGCCAGCGCGCAGCGTGGCAGGGTCGGCAGCGCTGGGCGTGCCCATCGCGCGGAACAGGTCACGGCGCGCACTGCGCGGCATGTTCTGCTTCGCGAGAAAGCGGTCGAGCGAAGCCTTGTCGCCCGGGAAGTCGTCAGAAGAGGCGTAGACCGGCATCTGCGCCTCACGCTCCATCAGCGTGTCGGCGAGCCCGGCATCGATAGCCTCTTGGCCGCGCAGGAACACGTCCTGTCCAGCAATCAGCGCCTCGAACTCGTCGATCGGGCGGCCCGAACGTGCGGAATAGGTCTCGCACATGGCGGTGTCGATGTGCGCTAGCGTTTCCCAAGCGTCGCGCACTTCCGACTTCGTGCCGAAGAACAGCCCGCGCGCCTCGTGGATCATGATCTCCGCATTCGCGGCGATGGCGATCTCGTCGCCCGCCATCGCAATCACCGATGCCGCCGACGCCGCGATGCCTACCACCTCGACCCGGACATCCGCGTTGTGCCGACGCAACAGGTTATAGGCGGCCACGCCCTCGAAATAATTGCCCCCTGGAGAGTTGATCTCGACCGTGATCGGTTTGCCAGCGACGGAGCGCAGCGCGCCCGCGATCCGAGAGGTGGTGATGCCGCCACCGTCGCCATCATCGCCAATGTAGCCGAAAATGGAGATGGTCGGACGGTCGGATGCGAGCGCGGTCACCTCGACCTTCTCAAATCCAGCGGCCAGAGCGCGCGTCTCAAACTTCCAGTCGGAGCCCGACCCGATATTGGCGATCTCAGGGGGGCGCTGTGCAGCCAGCACGGCGCGGAGGCTATTTCGCTTCATGCTGATCCTCAACGATGGCGGCAGCGGTCGTACCGGCGCGCGGAGCGAGCCCGGAACCGTCCGGGTGCGGGTTCATGTCCAGGGCGTCGCGGGCCTCGTTCGCTTCCATGAACGGCTTGCCGCCACCCGACCCCAGTGCGCGGGCGAGGAACTCGGACTGGTCCTTCATCGACCCGCGCAGCAGCGCGCGCTCATTGAACTTGGCGTAGAGCACGTCGCCGTTACGGGCCTGCTTCTCCTGGCGGCTGAGCAGCCGCCAGATCGCTTCTTCCCAGATCACGAACCAGGGCAGGAGGCAGTAGACGACGAAGTAGAGCCCGAGCTGCTCGATGCCGCTGCCCCAGGCCGTCTCGTCGAACATCAAGAGAGGGCGGGGAACCCCCGTGAAGCGGGAGCCCTGCTCAGCCTCGAACTTGCGAAGCTCGACAAGCTGGTTCTCGCGGGCCGTACCAGAGAACGGCTTCGCGGCACCGCCATCCTCCAAGAGCATCCAGTCGCCTGCGTTATCGGCACCGGAATACTGTTCGGCCAGGCTCTCCTTCAGCCGTCGGTACGCTTCTTCTCCAAGCTCGGTTCCCTGCGGCAGTTCGATCGCGCCGCCCGCCATCACACCTTTGCGCAGGAGGTTCGTCACCGCCTTCTCGGCGAGGTGTGCCAGCCCGATCGTATCGGCCGCGACGTCGAGCAGCCCCAAGCCGTTGAGTCCGTCGAGCGACACCGGCGCGCGGAAGTGGAACACATCCGCAGGCGACAGGTACTCGTACCCGCCGCTCTTGGGAGTGTACTTGAAGCGCAGCGTCGCGCCGCTCCACTCCTTGGTCACCGTCTTGCGCGGAAACGGCACGATTGCTTGGATTTCGCCGCCGAGCCGAACAACGCGGGCGTAGGCGTTGCCGTCGAACAGCGCCGCCAACTGCATGAAGCTCTTGAACTCGCTCGGCGACATCGCGCCGTTGCCGAGCGGGTCCAGCTTGAACACGGAGTAGAGCGGGTGGTCGACCGCCTTCTCGGTCGTGCCATCCGCCTTGCGCCGCATCATCGACACGGGGAGCATGCCCATCGACCCGGCGATCAGCGACGTGGCGCGGTAAAACACCGAATTTCGCATTGCCATGCGGTCGCTGACGGTGACGCCCGAGAGCCCTTCTCGACCGCCGCGCAGGAACGCGCCGAGCACCGGATCATCGCCGTCCGTCAGGCTGTGGACCGAGTAGGCGTAGACCGGAGGCCCGCTGTTCAGACCAATACGCGCCGGGTTCACCGAGCGCCGTCCTCCGGCCGAGCGCCGGTAATCGTCGGGCGACATCATCCCCATGCGCCCTCCCTCACACCCGGCGAATGCCGCGGCTCTCGTACACTGACTTCTTCTTCGGCTTCTCGGTGGCGGTCGCAGCGCCGACGGCCATCGCGACCGTCACCATGCCGTCGATCCGCCCGCGCGACCGCTTCTTGTTGAACGCCCGGTTGCCCTGGCCGTCCGCATCGATCGCAGCGTTCGCCGCGCAACTGTACGTCACCGGCGAAGCGTCGATGACGATCTTGTCGGGACCTTCGAGGATGTGATCCTCGGTGCGGGTGATCGAGTGCGGCATGCAGAGCTGCCGGTCCTCAAACATAACGCGGGTGCCCTGCGCGTGCGCGACGATCTTGAGCCCGCGACCTTCCGGCTTGCCCGGCCCCTCGTACCGCCAGACCTCCAGCCCGACCTCGGCGCATGCGGTGATGAAGCTGGCGAGCAGGGCGGCGTCGACCACCAGTTCCTCGACCAACTGCTCGGCGTAGAGCTGCTTCACCTGCATGGCGATGAACGTGTAGTCGATCGTCGAGCCGGGCGTAGCGACCAGGTAACCGTCCTCGACCCACTCGACGTACGGTGCCTTGTCCTCCTCGGCGCGATCCTTCAGCCCTTCTGCTGTCGTCCAGTACCAGGTCTTCACCGCCAGCGGCTCGTCGGCGGTCGCCTCCCATGCCCCGCTGAGCGCGGTCAGGTCGTTCTTCTGCGCAAGATCGAGGCTCAGCCAGCAGCGTCGCTTCTGCCTTGCCATCCGCTGCGCATCGACCGGGCCTTGCACCGCTGCCCACTTCTCCTCGTCGATCCAGAAATCGGCCGCTGCGGTGTCGATGCCGAAGTAAAGCCGCTTGACGCTGGACTTGGTCGACGGCCGCAGCAGCGCCGACGCCACGGTCTCGCGAATGTTCTCCCAGGGAAACGTCTCGCCGATCGCCGGGAGCGACTTCTGCCAGCACTTCTCGTTCTCAAAGACCGTTTCGCGATCCGCCTTGTCGACGCGGGCGACGAAGGCGAACGCCGTGTCGTCGCGCGCCTCGCCCTTGGCGATCTGCTGGTACATCTCCGACCAGGCGGTGCCGACATGCTGGGTCGTGGCGGGCGTGTTCGTGCCCATCAGCATCAGCGCGTGCCCGGCGACCTTGTCGATGCCGCGCTTCCACGTCTGCAACACGTTCTCGTCGGTCAGCTCGTGGATTTCGTCACCGGCCACGTAGTTCGGCCGCGGCCCCGACAGGCTTTCGCCGCTCGCGATCGGCTGGAAGAACGACCCGCTGTCCGGATGCTCGATCTTCCACACGTTCTCCAGCTCGCCGCGGAGAACCACCTCGCCGAGCGACTCCAGGCTCTCGCCCTCGTCGCGCTCCGGGATCGTCGCGCGGCACATCGCCGCAGCGTCGCGGAACAGGACGTTTGCGGTCTTCTTGTCCTCGCCGATCGCGTAGCATTGCGCCCGCGAGATGTCGCACCAACCCATGATGTAGACGCCGATCGCGCCCATCAGCGGCGACTTCGCTTGCCCCTTGCCCGTCTCCAGCCACCCTGAGCGGAACCGCCAGCGGTTCGTGGCGGTGCGCCAGCCGAACAGCGAGCCCATCACGAACGTATGCCATTCGAGCGGGTAGAAGGGCTGCCCGGCCGCGGGACCGTCGGTCACCTGAAAGACGGAAGGCAGGAACTCCAGCGCGTGCGCCGCTTCCTCCGGACGCCAGTAGATGCCGCGGCGCTCGCCGTCCCGAATATCGCGCAGGTGACGCTCGGCCGCATGCTTCACCAGTTCGCCCGCGGTGAACAGCTTGCCCTCTATCGCCGCCCGCGCCCACGCCGTCGTCGGGTCCGGGTCGGCGAGGAACCTATTCGGCACGCTTCTTCAGGTAGCGGTCGGCTCCGGTTGTGCGCCGCGCCTTCCGCTCCACCTTCGCCCCGGTGCCGCGGTCGCGCGGGCTGACGCACAGCGCCTTCTCCAGCGCCGCCGCCTGGCTGTCGGCGTTGGACATGGTTGTCCACCACGGGTTGTACGTGGGCACCTTGGTCTTGGGCGCCTTCATTACCGGCCCGGACCGCGCGACCTCCTTGGCGCTGCGGTCGTACATGACATACGCGACCGCCAGCCGCTTGATCGAGTGCGCGTTGGCGACCGCCAACTTCTCGGACTGCCGAAGCTCGCTGATGATGTCCCGCCAGTAGCTGGCCGCGGCATCACGATCTGCTGCGCGACCGAAGATCGTGCGCCAGTTCGGCTCCGGCGGGATGCCTTCACCCCCGGGCAGTTCGATGATTTCGGCCATGTGGATGCTCCGGGCGAGCCGGGCCGAAACCCTCCCCCCTCAAAAACTGCTCTCGGCGCACACGGAGGGCGGGTTCGGTGTCCGTCCGGGCGGCCCCTCAGACTTTCGACCGGGGGGTGGGTCATCTGATCGGGCGCAGGCAGACCGCTGGCAGAGTTGATCGCTGCGCTTCCCCGGTCAGCCACGACACTGCCGCTCGGTCTGCCTCGCACGAAGTCACCAACCCCAATGGACTCCCGCTCGCCAGCCGCACAAAGTCGCCAACGATGATCGGCTCGTGAGTCGGACGCTCAACCAGCACTAGGTCGGTCATCCGGAATGCTGCACGTCGCGGCATAGAAGCACCTCGGGAGAGATTGATGGCAGGCGAGATCAGCGCAGGAGCAACGGTGCAGTTGAAGTCAGGCGGCCCGATCATGACAGTGGAGCAAGTCGGTGAGCGTTCGATGGGCGGCGGCACTGCGGCGTGGTGCCAGTGGTTCGAAAAGAACAAGCTCACAACCGGTGTGTTTCCGCTCACATCCCTCAATGTTGTTGAGGCTTAGGCGTGACCAAGCAGGAGGAGTTCTTGTGGGTTGTCCAGACGTGCATGCTGGCGAACGCGGTCAACTTGTCTACCCGCGACGATCTCGACCAGTATCGTCATGAGGTCTCAGCGACCGGAATGTATGGCAAGGCTGACGAGGCGCTACGTGCGAGCAAGCTGATCCCTGATGATATGGACGCAAGTGAAGCGGCCCACGACTTCGTGTTCTTCGTGTGCTCGAACTTACGCGACGCTGACCGCGAGAAGGGCGAGGCGAATAGCTGTCCAGACTGGCTTGCTCGCGGCTAGCTGCGGTTCCACGGGTGGTCGGCGCTGGTCGGTCGACCATCGCGCCCGATGCCCTTCGCCTGCACCGGCTGGGCCTTGCCGAACTGCCTGGCCGTCACCTCGGTATCGTGCCGGGCGCATAGGTTCTCGGTGTTGCTGTCGATGTCCTCACCGCCTCGGGCGAGCGGCACCTTGTGGTTCACGACGGTGGCGAGGGTGACCAGCCCCTCGGCTTCGCACATCTCGCAGAGACCATCGGTGCGCGCGAGACGGCGCTTGCGCTGCGCTACACCCGCGCGCCCCCTTAGCCGCTTGTCAGGCCCGGTGTGCTGCCAGGGCTTGCGATCGGCCATTGGCTCGTTCCCCCGCGTCGTGCGTTGACCTTGCCGCAAAGGAGCTGACCATGAACCCGACACACCCAGGCAACGAGCCCGACCCCGACGACATGTCGACTGATCCGGAACTGCCCGAACCCGGCGTTGGTGGTGCGGCCGACTATCCGGAGAGTACGTCACCGGACCGGGGTAGTTCGGCTCCGAGGGATTGAGCGAGGCGAGCGCTACCAAGTTTCCGTCGGCTGCGCTCGACCAGTCCGTTCGACGAGCCGCTCGATCTGTGACGGCGAGAGATTGTCCCTCTCCACCTTTGCCCTAAGCTCGTTGAACCGAGCTAGCTTCTGCCGTTCCTGCGCCTCTTCGGCGGCTATGCGGGCAGCGCGTTCTGCCGCAGCCGCCGCGCGTCGCTGCTCCCAAGCATCCCGTGCCGCCTTCCTCTGCGACCAGTACCAACGCTCCTCCTCGAACATCGGGAAGGCCATTGCGGGTGAGTCCTGCCGCGGCCGGATCGGTTCTGGGCCAGCCGGTGGTGGTTCTTGCTCGAGCGGCGCCGGAGGGGGCGGCGGAGGCGAGGGCGGCAGAAAACGCCCGTTGTCGGTCAGCCGGACCATGTTTCGCCGGGTCAGTTCATCCCAGCTCGGGCCACCATACCAGACCGCTAGGAACATCAGTCGAGCGAGGTTCGGATCAACTTGGGAGGTCAACATCGCCTCGTGAAAGACGCGGTGAGTATCCTCCCACTTCCGAACGCGTACAGCGCAGTACCAGTCGTGAATAACCGACGCGTTGCGGTATCTACCCTCAAAAGGCCCGCCAATTACTGACCAGAAGAAGCGCGGGATCGACGCACCATCGACGTACGCCCCGTCGGGCGCTTGCCACCGCCGCCCAGCCGCATCTTGATAGCCAAACGGCCGGACCAGCTGCATCAACCGACCGCCATCCAATGGCCTCAAGATCAGCTCACCAATGTATCGCCTTCCTTGAGGCGGGGGCGCCGCACTTCCGGAAGCGTACAGGCTAGCTGAAGCCAGGCCGCCCAGTACAATCTCACGACGTCGGATCATCTTCTGCCTCCCTCCGATGAGGCAGCTTATCTTATGAGCTTGCCGAGTCCATATCCTCGAACGTGATCGGTCCGGGAAGAAGCGGCGGCTCTACCGCTGAGCTACATGGGCGATCGGTGCAGCATTCTGCGGCACCTGTCCGTCACCAAGCCGAAGACGGGACTCGAACCCACGACCTCCGATCGCGCGACCGGCGCTCTACCAGCTGAGCTAATCCGACTGGTGACGAACCTCGTTTGCACCATGCCGTAGGACACCGCTTCGACGCCGAGCGTCTGCGGTTTGCCGGGGATGCGGAAGCGTACCATCACGCCACATCGTCTTTCCCCACAGCTGCTTAGGCAGCGGACCTCGGAGAGGTTGGCCCGCCCTTTACCGCAATGGGACGGATTTGCCAAGCCTCCACCTTCATCGTCAACGATCCGCCGAAGTGGATGGTGGCAGACGTTCCGCAGCTCTCGACGATCCTCCCGACCATACCCGCGAGCGCAGGCATGTTGTCGACCGTCACCTTCGCATCGCGCTCCAGCGCCTTGCGCTCTTGCCGCAACGCTTTGCGCTTCGCCCGCTCGGTGCCAAGGCGCTCGGCCCGCGCCTGTCGCTCCTGTTCCCGCGTCTCGGCGTCGCGCACAGCTTCGATCGCCGCCAGTGCATCGGCTTCGGCTTCTCGCAGTCCGGCGACCTGGCCGTCACCTACCTCGGGAATACGCTCGCCAAGTCGCAGGACGTCGAACGCCGGGTGGGTGTTGAACGGCGTGGCGATGATGCGGAGCGCATCGTCGAGGTGACGCGCGCGCAGGAACACGAAGCCAGGCAGGATCGGCACGGGAACCTCAACGAACACCGGCCGCTGCCCCATGTGCAGGCGACGGCGGTGGCCGGGGGCGGGCCGCTTGACGATCCGTGTTGGAGTCCATGCCTCTAGCCCTGCCTCGCCGAGCGATGCCGCCAATGGCAGCGTGCGCGCTGCGCTGGTCCATAGGATGCACCAGTCGGTCGGATTGCGTTGGCGCGTCATCGCCCCTGCTCCCTCAGCCGCGCCGCTTCCGAGGTCGCAAGCGCATACCGCTTGCCGTCGTCGCCGCGCACGATCAGCGCGGCGCTCGGGCTGCGCGCGTCGAACTCCACCGTTCCCAGCCGCTCATGGAAAGGATAGCCAGGCGCGACGATGCGTACCCGCGTATCCGCCCGCCAGCGTCGCTCGCGCCTCATTCCCTGATACCTCCCGCTCAATGCTCCCGCTCCCCGTGCGCTCGCGCCCAGTCCTCTGGCCCCGGCATGTCCATCTGTCGGTAGCGCTCGGCTGTGGCGCGGCTGACTGCCCAGGCCTCATCCGCGTCGGCCTCCTGCGATCGTTTCCGCCCCTCGATCCACGACACGGGGTCCGCCTTGCCGGCAGCGCTGGCGATGGCCTCGCGGGTCCATGCGTCGCCGTTGGCCTTGCACCACTTGGCGATCAGCCCGCGTGCCGTGCGGTCCTTCATTCCGGTCTCGCAGAGCAAGGCGACGCCGGAGTCGAAGACCGCCTTCTTCGGATCAATAGGGGGCGCGTCAGCGCCCTTACCGACAGGTAAGGTACTATTGGGTGTGGGTGTGGGGGCATCGTTTCGGCATGCTTCTGGCACTGCCGCGGCATCTGCTTTTTTGCCCTTTCCCCAACGCTTTAGCGCTCTATCCCGCTGGACCTTGCTCCGATCGCCCACATACATGCGCTCAGCGGACAACCGTTTCTGTCGCCATGTGCGGCTGCGCCCATCACGCTTCCAGAACGCCATGACGACGGATTTCGCTGCCGCCCATGCGTCGGGGGTGAGCCCGGTGAGGCGTGCGAGCAGCTCGTCATCGTCAGGAAGGCTGCACCCCGGCCGACGCCAAGCCTCGATCAGCAGGAGCAGGTACGCGCCATGCTCGGCCGTGGTTAGGTGCCGCGTGTCGGCGAGATAGGCGTCCGTCCACAGCGGCAGCGCCGGGAACTCGGCCATCAGCGAAGCCCCCCGGCGCTGTAGAAGTCATCGCTGCGCACAGCCGCGTTCGCGCCGAAGAACCAGCCCCACGACTTGCCTGTCGGGCCGCTGCGCCGCTTGGGAACCAGGAACTCGATCTTGTTGCGGACCGCGTCCATGTCGGTGCGCCATTGATCATGCTTGGTGCCGAACTTGTCTTCGGGCTCAGCCCGGCGCAGGTACTCCTCTTCGCGGTAGACGAACAGGATCAGGTCCGCGTCCTGCTCGATCTGCCCGGAGTCGCGGAAGTCGGATGGCATCGGGCGCTTGTCCGGCCGCTTTTCCAGATCCCGGCTCAGCTGCGCCACGGCGATGACGACGAGGTTCTCGGCCTTGGCGAAGCCCTTCAGGCCGATGCTGACTTCACTAGCATGCTCGTAGGGCGACATGCCCTTGCGGCTGTGCGCCATCAACTGGAGGTAGTCGACGATGACGAGCTCGAGCCTCTCCCCGCGAGCCGCCAACCTCCGCTTGTGCGCGCGGGCCTGCCGGATCAGCTTCGAAAGGGTCAGGCCGGAGGTTTCGTTGATCTCCAGCGGCAGCTCGTCAAGGCGCTTCTTTGCCGCGATCACCGCGTCGAGATCGGAGCCGCGCACCGTGCTGTCCCGGACGTCGGCATAGGCGACGCCGCCCCGCTGTGAGAAACACATGTCGGCAAGAATGCGGCGGGTGAGTTCGTCGGCGCTCATCTCAAGCGAGAAGATCAGGACAGGATGCCCGAGCTGAGCGGCGCCCAAAGCATAGGAAGTCGCCGCGGAGGTCTTCCCTTGGCCGGGGCGCCCCCCCATCGCCAGCATGTTGGAAGGCCGCAGCGTACCGAGCACCTCGTCGAGTGAGCGGATGCCGCATCGGACGCCGACGATCGGCTTGCCGAAGCTGTCGATTACAACCTGCGCATAAGCGCCGACGGACGCCTGCTGGGTGACCGTCTGCTCCGCAAGCTCGCCCACCGCCTCGTCTGCGTTAGCGACCAGTTCCTCCTTGCTGATGGTGAGGTTCCGAGCGGACACGATCACGTCCTGCAATCCCGCCACCAGCCTCCGACGGCTCGACAGCATCGTGATCTGGTCGAAGTAAGCCTTGGTGCGCGCCTTCGGACCGGCGTTCAGCGCCGCCGCGGACAAGATCGCATAGGTGCGCGTCCAATCCGGCTCGTCGGTGAAGTGCGGCGCGAGCGTTACCGCATCGACCACCGTGCCCGCGGCGGATTGCTCCAGCATCTTGCCGTAGACCCGACCGTACAGCGGCACCGAGAAGTCGCCGGGGCGGCACCGGTCTGCGACAAGGTCGATCAAGGCGTTGTTGTTGATGAGGTCGCCCAGAATGCCGATCTCGGCTTCGATGTTCTGGAGCGCGGTGCTCTCACCCGAGGCGAGTTGCTCGTCAAAAGCGCCGCTCATGCCCGGATGCCCCGGAGCTGATCGTTCCAATCCTTGAACCCGTCACCCGGCGCGATCGCCCGTACCGCAAGCCCTCTTTCGCTCAGCGACTCGGCAGCCTTCGCAGCGGCAGCGATCGCAGCCGCGTCATTCTGCCGCGCGAGGATCACCGAGCGGACCTCGGGCGGGTAGTCGATCTCGGACATCATGGCGGTGCCAAGGGCGACCCAGATCGACCCGGCAACTGTCTCTTGGGCGAGCGACAGCCCGTCCTCTGGCCCCTCGCACAACACGATCTCGGCCGGGTTGTGGGTTCGCAGGCGCACCGCCGCGCCCCGAGGACGGCCGAGGCTCAGCTTCGACCGCTTGCCCCAGCGCTTGTCCGCGCCGTCGTCGCGCAGGAATACACGCTGCAGGCCGACTACGATGCCCAAGTTGTCGGTGCAGGCGAGGACGAGGGCCGGATAGGGCCGCTTCCACCGTCCGCTGTCATCCCGCGACGTCGGCACGACGCCGAACCGGAGAGCGGGCGGCGGCTCCATCGTGATCGCGCGGGCTTCCCGAAGGTACACTTCGGCAGGAGTGCCCGCGACCGGCATGCAGCGATCCCACATGAACTGCGCGTCCGCGATGGCCTCCGCCCGTGCCGCGGCCTCCTCCGCTTTCGCGCGTGCTCGTTCGGCTGGGTCGACGAAGGGGAGGTCCGCGGCCCCGAGCCACTTAAGGGCATCGACGAAGCCGAGCCGCTCCTCGTGCATGACGTAGGTGACGATGTCGCCGCCCGCGCCGCAGCCGAAGCAGTAGAATGTACCCTTCGCGTCGTTGAACTGCATGGAGGGGGACCGCTCATCATGGAACGGGCACAGTGCCTTCTTCTCGCGGCCAGCGCGGATCACCTTGCGGCGACGAGCGGCAACGTCGGTGATGTTGTGCTTCGCCTTCGCCTCGTCGATCGCGCGGCGAAAGGTAGCATCGCGCTCCGGTGATCCTTTTGGCCGAGACATGCCGATCACGCTCGCCCGAGGTAAGCGATCACCTCGTCGGGCACATCGAGCCTTAGCCGCCGGACGGCGTCGAGTACCGCTGCTCGTCGCCAGGAGGGAATTGATCCTTTCTGCTTCCACGAAAAGACCGTGCCTAGTGGGCAGCGCAATTCGCGAGCGAACGCCGTAAGGCGACCTCGTGGCCCGAGCAGGGTCGCAATCACCGGGTCGGCGGGTGTCTCATATCGGCTCATACGATACGATTAATATCGGATTTCACTATAAGCACAAGCGCAGATCACCTGCTATTCCCGCGCGCATGTCGAACATTCAGACCGCAGAGCAGCTCATCCAGGCCTTACGCGACAATGGCGTGCCACAACGGGTGATCGCGCAGAAGCTCCTCCTGTCGCAGTCGGCGGTGTCCGACCTGATGAACGGCAAACGTCAGCTCAAGTGGAATGAGGCTCAGGCAATCCTATCCTTGCTGCCGAAGCGGCCCGAGCCGCGCGAGGTGCCCGTGATCGGCATGGCTGGCGCAGGCAACTGGGTGGAAGCGATCGAGAACGCGGCCTCTACGCTGACCGTGCCCGGTGAGTTCGGGGACGCCGGTACGTTTGCCGTCGAGGTTTCCGGTCAGAGCATGAACTTGCTGCTGAAGGAGGGCGCGCTGGCGCTAATCGATCCCGAGGATCGTAGCCTCTACAACGGGCGCATCTACCTGCTTCGCAATGACGAAGGCGAGGCGACGATCAAGCGCTACCGGACCGACCCGTCGCGCTTCGAGCCGGTATCAGACGATCCCACGTTCGTACCGTTCGAAACCGGACACACTCGGTTCGATGTGGTCGGGCGTGTGCTGAGCGGACACGTGAAGTTCTGAAAAACCGGTAAACGGGGCTTGCGCTTACCGGAAAACCAGATATTAACCCTGCTCGTTAGGTAAGCACACCCCAGCCGGGACGCTTCCCTGACAATACTCTTGCAGGGAGGTTGGCTCATGGCCGCCGAAGCATCCCGCGCACCCTCGGTGCGCGAACAGAAGACTGCGCCTGGCGCATTCCACCGGTTTATCGCAGCAGTCGAGCCCTGGTACGATTGGGGCCGCACCTACATCAGCCACATCGACACGGGTGATGAAGGTCCCGGCCGCTTCGTCGAGGTACAGTGGCTCGGATTTAACCTGACCATATTCGTCGGCCGTACGCCGAAGGCGGTGCGCTGATGACACAGCCCCCCCGTATTCCCGCGCACTCCAGCAGCATGGCGGCGACCGCCGCTGGCAAGTCGGAGTCCTATTCGCCGCAGCAGATGGTCACCGCCCTCCAGTCATTCAGGTTCGGTGACGTTTGCTCGTTCGACACGAGCGCCGAAGACCTCGCCCACACAGCCTTGAACCAGGCCCATGCCCTCCTGATCGCCCTGAGCATCACTGCCGAGGAAGACAGTCAACTGCGTGCGGTCCATCTGCGCGAATGCTTGGATGGTGTCGGCACCTTGGTTTCCTTGGCCAAGTTTGCCCTCGAAGGATTGCCCGAATGAGCGCGTCGGCAACCCTCGGCGACGTGCTAGCTGAGCCGTTCGCGCCCCTCGCCACGGTAGACGCGGTTCGGCAGATGCAAGAGCGCTTCTCTACGCAGGACGGCTCTTTCGCCGCGTTGTGCATCTTCCTGGTCGCTGGCCGATCAGAAATGACGGACGCGCTCAAGAGCGTCGGCGCGGACGAGGCAATGAGCGTCCTAACTGGGCTCCAAGGCATACGGGAGAGCGCCGAACACCTCGCCGCATTGGCGAGGCAGGCCGAAGCGCGCTCCTTTGTCGCTATGGCCGACGCCTACGACATCCCGCTCGATCAGCTCTTTCCAGCAGACGAACCCGCGGAGGTGGCCGCATGACCCAGCGCTGTAGCACCTGCCGCTTTTGGCTGGCCGATGCAAAGTCGGGAGGGTTCGACGAGGAGCCCTTCGCCTTCGGAAAGTGCCGCCGCTTCCCGCCCGAGATCAGCGATCACATGGCGTCCTCGGCTATCGGTCAGCCTCGCTTTGGTCAGCAGTTCGACCCCGAAGACTTGGCCGATACCCATACGGTCTACAATTCATGTTTGGTGCCGGTGACCTTCTGTGCCGACTGGTGCGGCGAGTTCGCGTCCGCGCCGCCCCAGCACGAGGGGCAGGGGGTATGACGCAGCCGCTCAACTATACGCCAAAGGCGATCGCCGACCTGCTCGCCTACGAGTGCGCAGGTATGTCGGGCACGGCCGCCGGGCTGCGGTACATCGCCGATAAGCTCAGTATCGCAGAGGTGTTCATCCTTCGCGATCACGGCCAGCTGCTCGATCGTACCAAGCCGCGCCCGCAAGTGCCCGGAGTGATGTTCCGCCCACCGTTCCCGGTGGTCGCGCTGGAGTTTGAAGCGAACCCGGCCGAATGGGATGACGCGTTCTATAATCCGACCCGGTGCTCGCGCAGGATCGCCTTGGCGTGGGAGTGGCAGGACGATCTGCCGCCGCCGCTGAAGGCCCTCCAGCCGCCGGATATGCGCCCGAGCGTCGTCGTAGCGTCCATCTGCTACCACGACGCCACCGGATCGTGGATGCCGATGGGTGCCGCGTGCGCCCTCGAATATGACGATGTGTGGCAGCATGAGCCGGTGGCCTCCGACTTCAAGGCGGCGATGATCCAAGCCGGGAGGTTGTCAAAGAGGGTCGCGTCGGAGCCGGGGCTGAGCGGGACGCTTGTGCATCTGATGCCTGAGTCGGTGCTGCTCGCCTCGCGCCAGTTCGGTATCGCCGCGACCCTCGACTCGCTCGGCGCCGATCTGATGGACGAGGTAAACGCTTACACCGACCTCTGCTACGCCCTCGCCTGCAAGAACGTCTCGACGCGCGAGCATGGTGCCCCGAAGTTCCTGAACCGCCAGCGGATCAAGAAGGGCAAGCTCCCCCTGAGGGGGTTCCACGTTCTGGAACTGAACGGCGGAGGCGAGATGCCCGGCGCGCGCGACAGCGCCGGTGATCGCGCGGGTTGCCGCTCGCACCTGCGCCGCGGGCATATCCGCCGTCTCGGTGCCGATCGCGTGACCTGGGTCAACTCCACGGTCGTCCGCGGGCGCGGCTTCGTCGACAAGGTGTATGCGGCATGATGTGCCTCCCCGGTGATACGTGCCGCACCTGCGAGCACTGGAGCAACGAACTGCCGACGCTCGCCTCGGGGATGCGCCGACCGGCTGGCTCTGACCCTGATAAGGGCTCCTGCCACCGGCTGTCGCCTACCGTGTTCGTCGCTGCGGGCATTCCGATGTCGCTGTTCCCGGAGACGCACGCTGAGCAGTTCTGCGCCGATTGGTCGCCGGAACTGCCGGACGATGACGATGGTGGCGGCGAGGAAGCCGACGCGGACAACGTCGTGCCGTTCCGAGACGCGGCATGAGCGCCTTTCAGGATGCGATGACGCGCGTGCTCTGGTTGCAGGCAGAGGAAGTCGCGATTGAGGACGAGGTCGCGCTCGAAGCCGCGATATGCCGCACGGACGATGCGTTCAAAGCGCTCATGGAGCTGCCTAACGAAAACATCCTGCAAGCTGCAGCGAAGCTGGCTGCGCTCGCGGCGCAATACGACGTTCCGGGTTGCGGCTGCGACCGTGCGGCGTGGGGTCAGCTCGTCAGCGACATTGTTTCTTTCGCCGGTGCTGAGACGATGAAGGCGAGCGCATGAGCCGCGCCGACTTCGACGTGGTGCCGTTCAAGGGCGAGTACCGCATCCGTCAGGCCGGGCGCCGCCGGGACAGCACCTACGGCACCTTCGGCCGGGCGGAAGCTGCCGCGCTGCGGCTCGCCGAGGCGAACCCCGGCGCGACGTTCATCATCACGAGAGAGGAGGCGCGCGTCAGCCGCCGCCGAGAGGGGCAGCGGTGAGAGGCGAGACCCTGCAACAGGCGATGGAGCGGCTCGCTCGCGATGTCTCCAGCATGCCGATCGTCGGCCGCATCCCGGAACCTCTCATCGATCCGCTGTTGCGCGCGCAGGGCCTCGCGCACTGGATTGTCCGGCAGCTCGACCAGCGCCGCACCAGCCGCTCCGGCGTCCCGATCACCAGGAGGAAAGCATGACTGATGCAGACTTCGCCGCCAGCGAGACGCTCGCGAAGCACGCAACGGGGTTCGACAATCATCCCGCGCGTGCCGCCGCCCTGCTCGTCGGTAGCGCCGCGGCGTTGCTCTTGGCGAACTATCCACCCCGGCTCGGCATCGAGGTGCTGGAGGTGCTGATCAACGATGCCAAGGCCGGATTGCGGGAGAGCATGCAATGACCGCCGACCTTCCGCCGCCGTTCGTCTGTCAGGTCGTCAGGGTGCACGATGGCGACGGCCCGCTCTGGTGCGCCAACGGTCGCAAGGTGCGGATCGCAGGCGTCCAGGCTCCCGACTTTACCAGCGCAGCCCCGTGCCGCCGACGGCCGCGCGCTACCGCCTACGTCTGCGACGATGCATCCGCACGCCGCAGCCAAGTGATCGTCTCTCTGCTGGTTCTCCGCCGATCGCTCCGCTGCCAACCCGTCGACCGTAGCTATGGCCGTGTCGTGGCACGCTGCACGCTGCCAGACGGACGATCCTTATCCTGTGCCGCGCTCGCTGTCGGTGCCGCCGTTCGGTGGGATGCGTACTGGCGCCGTTACCGTATGGGAGAGTGCCGGTGATCGACCGCAGCACAGACAACCTGCTGTCGAAGGCGGGCGTGCTCAAGGTGACAGGATTGCCCGCGTTCGCGCTGGACCGCCTAATCAAGCAGGGTCGCTTCCTTCCTTCGTTCAAGGTGAGCCCGCTCTCGCCGCGGTGGAGGGAGTCGGCTGTCCGCGCATGGATGATCGAGCAGTACGATCCGGCGCTGTCGCTGGAACCACCGCCGCCGCGCGCGCCGAAAGGTAGGCGTCGGTTCATCCAGGAAGGCCTGCTCTGTTCGCAGGCACCTGAGCATGATGGTGTGATCCGCTCGCCCACGAAGCTCAGCCGTCACATCGTTCACGTCGACGACCTCGCGCTGACCGCCACCGGCGTCTACTTTCTCTGGCGCGGGCAGACGATCGTCTACGTCGGCCAGAGCCGAACAGGCTTCAACCGGATCGCTCAGCATGTCGCCTCTCAGAAGAGGTTCGACGGGGTGAGCTTTGTACGCTGCCCTGCCGCCGATCTCGATCGGGTCGAGCGCGAATACATCGACGCGCTTCTGCCCGAGTACAACGCCGATGGGATCACCCTCGGCCTGAAGCGACGGCGAACCACCGCGAGGCGGGCGCTGTCCTTATCTGGAACAATCTAGGAGAGATCATGACCAGTCTCAGCGATGTGGCGCGCAATTGGTCGCGTGCTACCGAGAAGGGCAAGGGTATTGGCCTCAAGGCCGATGTCCTCGACGTGCTGAACGCCATCGGCGTGGGCGAACTCATTCAAACCAAGGCAGCTGAGGAGCAGCGGGACGCATGCGCGGCGAGGATCAAGAGCTCTACGGGCGGGGCAAATACCGGCTCGCCTGGGACTTCAAACGAGACGGAACCCTGCGGACCCCGTTCCTCCAGATCGTCTGGTACGACAAGGCCGCAGGACGTAACCGAAGCCGCTCGACGGGCACAGAGAGCATCGAACAGGCCGAGGCGGAACTAGACGCCCTCTACCTCCAGCGCGAGCGCGGGCAGGCCGTTTGTGCGGCTTGTGGCCAGCCCCTGCGCTCCGGCGCTCGCCATCTGCTGACCACCACGATCGCCGACTATCTGGTCGCGCGCGAAGGCCGATCCAGCATATCGTCGATCCGCCCGCGGCTGGCGCACGTCACCACCTACCTCGCCGAGACGGATCGAAACGATACCGCCTGTGAGGACGTGGACGAAGACTGGATCGATGGCTTTCGCGAGTGGGCAATGGAAGTGCCGATCGTATCGCCAACCGGGCAGCAGCGCGAGCGTTCGCCCGGAACCGTAGAGGCCAGCGTTCGCCAGCTCGCCGCCGCGATCAACTTCGCCTACGGGCGTAAGGACACGCTCTTCCCCGCGGCCTTCGCCGCGAAGCAGCCGGAGGAAGTCAGCAGAACGCCCAGCTACCGCGCCGACGTGCCGATGCTCGCTAAGATGTTTCGGTACTGCGTGGCCCCAGGGCGGAGGCCCGAGGACACGGACAAGGCCTTTGCCCGCCGGATCAGCGAGCGCGACCAGCTGCACCGCTTTCTCCAGATCAGCGTCGCGACCTGGGCGCGGCCGGACGCGGCGCACGACGTGAGCACCGACCGTTCCCGCGACCAGTGGAACTCGAATGCCCGCGCCCTCAACCTCAACCCGCGCGGACGAGCGCAGACGAAGAAGTACCGGCCTATCGTGCCCATTGGGCAACGAGTCGCCGCGCTGCTGGATGGCAACGAGGGCTTCTTCGTGTCCGTCGACTCGGTGCGCAAGGCATTCGAGGCGATGCAGGAGAGCGTCGGGCTGCCCGGCGACGGCGAGGGCGGGCTGAAGCTGCTGCGCCGGTCGATGGCTCACTTGGGACGCGAGCGCCTTGGCGAGCGCGACTGGATCGAGGGTCAGATCATGCTCGGCCACCGGAAAACCAGCACGTCAGACGCCTACGCGCCCTTCAGCACCGGCTATCTGGCGCGTGCGCTGGAGGTGACCGACTCCATCATCGCGGAGATCGAGGAGCTATGTCCCGGCGCGTTCCAGGCTCGCGCCTCGGGTTCCGCTGCGCCGGACGCCGGAGCAACACCGGAGCAGCCGAAACCGCGGCGGCGGAAAATTCGTGGATTGTCAGTGGCGCACCCGACAGGATTCGAACCTGTGACCTCTGCCTTCGGAGGGCAGCGCTCTATCCAGCTGAGCTACGGGTGCCTGGGTGAGCCGCCTAGCAAAGCCCCGGTCAGCGAGCAAGCGTCACGGGCTGGAACGGTCCCAGGCCGCAACTCGCCCCGCGCTGGACGGGCGACTGGAAGAGAACGGTAA